ATGCTGGGGTTGCTGCTTTGCGTGCTGAAGTCCAACAACAAAGATTGGAGGATTTCCAGGGCGCATTTGAACCGCTGACACGGTTAGCAAACATCGCAAGTGAGCGTTTTAGGGGCGCTCAAGAACCAGGCGCAGGACAAAGACCTAATCCTTTTGTCCAGTCAACTACCATTGAACAATTACCTGACATTCAAGAAGGGGAAGAAGCATTTGCCCAAACTTTAAATGAAGGTGGTCCAAGAGCAACCCCTGCTATTCAAACTGAATTTTTTGCTGAGGGAGAAGAAGAAGAAGCAAGATTAGGACCACAAGAAAGACTACAAATTGGCGGGGGCGGCATGTCAAGTGCTGCTGCTGAAATGTTAGGAATGCCCGAATCATTTATTGCCAAGACTAAAAAAACAACAAAAAAGAAACTTGTTCGTGACACTCAAGATGCTGCTGATGCACTTGGTCTTGGAAAAATACCAACAATGAGAAATAGTTCAGATGCTATTGAACAATACTATATTAAACTAACCGATTTATATGGAGAAAGAGATGCTGACGCAAATAGTAAGCAAAAAATATTAGCAGATATTGATAGAATTTTAAAAGATTATTTTGAACAATAATTTCTCTATATAATATATATATGTCAGAGTTCACTGAAGAAAATTCAAGAGATGTTTCAATTGACATTTCTCAATTAATTTGCAAATTGCCCGAAATCGAATTCACTTATGGACCCGAAAGATTCGGCGTCGGCATGCATTTAAACATTGAATATTATGAACGCTTGTTTGAACAAAAACATCCAGGATTATTGAATCAATTCCCATGCCTCTATTACATGGTCGAGGAATGGTTCGAAGAAGCAACAAAACTAACACCTTTAGAACATATTGAGGCGAGAAAGAAATAAATTCGCATTGTTATTTATATTATGAATAACAATCCTGCACCAAAACCAACCTTGTATGACACTTTGCGCATTGGTTATTTGCCCAGTGAAAAACAACAAGGAAAAGAAATGCAAAAATATGGGTATGTCATTGATAAGAAATTGTCTAATGATAATCAGCAAGTTTATTACAATCCAACCACTGGAAAACTCCTCTACAATGTCACAGGGTCGCACAATTTGACCGATTGGATAAATAGCGATTTGAAACTTGCATTGGGCATTCGTAAGAACGAAGGCAAACCAATTATTGAACGAGGAATTGAATCATTGCTTCCAAATTCATGGAAGAAAGGATTTGACCGCAGTTATGAGAATGTCTTTGGCGGATTCAAAGATACTGACCGTTATAAACAGGCAGACGAAACATTGAAACTTGCAAAGGCAAAGTATAATCCCGCAGATACTGCCATCACAGGTCATTCGTTAGGTGGACGAATTGCTCAGGACATTTCCAAGAAAACCGACACTATTCATGTTTTAGATTCTGGACAAACTATTGGTCAAAAAGTCAAAGGCGGAGACAATCGCAACATTTACCGCACTGCCGGTGATGTGGTTTCTGCTACATCTGCTTGGAACCCTGCCGTGAAGACTCTTGCGAATCCTAATACAAGCAAAATACTGCCTGCGTTGTTTTCAAAAGACCCACGCCAGATTGCTCTTGCTGGCGCCATTGACGCTTACCATGCACACAATATTGAGAATATTAAAGGGTCTGATATATTTGTCTAAGCAATAGGCATCCAGTTCTGCGTAAATTCTTTTGCCTGCTCTTCATCCTCAGGGACGCCGAGGATTGTGAAGGTGAAATTACAGTTCAGCGGATTTGCTGTGAATGCCGTTCCCGAAGCAAGAGGCACCGCTCTCAGTGTCAAATTGACGAAATCTTGGTCTCTATAAAATGTTGTTGCGAGCGCCGATTGATATGTATTTGACGGTTGGACCGACCCATACATCGTGACTGTCCCTAATGTTGCCGTTTGCGTTTGACCTGTGCTTGTTATATACGCTGTCTGATTAATAAAGTTCAACCCCTCCATTTGTAAAATATACGCTTGGTTTGCTGTCTGTGTTGTTGCCAACTGACTTATTGCTGTTGTTAAAAATATATTGAACTTCTTATATTTGTCCCACATTGAACGGCACGCCTGACGCATATTTACATTATTCAGCGTGAACTCCGTCGCACCAGCATTGATTATACCCAACCCTGTTTGCGATGTTGTCAGTCCAAAGGGATTGATAAACAGCGTTGCTTTTGGGACTTTGTAAATGGGTTTAATAAAAAAACCTATTGTGCCTCTGGGATTGCTTCCTGTAAATGTAAAAGCAAATGCTGCCGAATTTTCGTTATTTTTCAAATTAATTGTAAGATTCACGTTGTCACCATCTTTTTTAAATTGAATTGGGGCGTAATTCGCATACATCATTGCGTTGTGTGTTGTTGATGTAGTTGCGTAAATAATTGTTCCTATTATTGGCGATTCCGTAGTCATTACCAGTCTATCTGTGCTATTGCTGTTCTTTGTAGCACTATTGACAAAATTGAGTCCATTCATTTGAAACAGACAAATCCTAGCATTTCCTGATAAAGTTCCAATCCCTACATTAGTATTAAACGCCCATTGGATTTCAAAATCCTCGTGTTTATCCCAGAAATTACGGCACAAGCGTTTCATATCAAACGCAGCATAATTAAATTCTTTTTCGTCTGAACTTACTGTGCGACCCACTTGAGATGTTATTGATGGACTCAAATTGAAACCAAAAAAAGCACACTCATTCATCTCACCTGATATGACTGGTTCAAATACCAAGTGAAATGCTACATCAGTATAACTGTTGCCTGATGCTGCGACTCCAAAGGTTCCTATATCGTCTGGATTTGTAATTGCGAAGTTTAAATCAACTATATCAGAACATTTGCGAAAATTATAACTCTGTCCCGTATTTGTAATAAATTGATTTTGTGAGGAGGTTGTCTGCACATTAAAAACCGCTATCGCCACATAATTTTGACTCATTAACGCTGTATCATAATGAAGATTTTCCCAAGTAAGACCCGCCATATTGTAACAGATGACTCCGTTTGCTGAACCTGAAATTGTTGCTGTTCCTGCTGTTGCTGCCGACGCAACTTTCATACAAAACATATCATATTTGTCCCACGCAGCACCAAGCACATTTCGCATATTGATATTTGAGAATGTGAAGTCTGTCTTTGTAGCATTAATCGTACATTGATTTGTTGTTGAACTTGTTGATAATATTAATGAACCACTTTCACTAAGCATTTATATTATCATTATATTTAATTCTGGACAAACCTACGGTTTTTCCATGCCTTTTCCCTTTAAAAAGGAGGGGTCGTAGGGGAACCTTGGTTCCCTACTCTTTGATTCCCACAACGGTAAATGACAAACTAAACTGATTCATTTGTGAATTGAGTGCAGCTCCTCCACCATTTACGGTAAACAGTTGAAACGCTAAATCTACATTCTCCGATTCAGGTTTTCTAAAGCTGATTAAACTGTCAGGCACCGCAAAACTATCACTGTCTGCCGATGAGGCTGTTGTATATCTGAATATTGGTGTATATGCTACACTTTGCGAAAATGAAGGTGTTGTAGTTGTGCTTAAACAATTAATAAATTGGAGTCCTTGTATTTGGAAAAACATAAAACGCTGGTTTGAGCTTAGTGTTGTTGACGTATTTCCTACTCCAACATTCGCACAAACCAAATTGAACTTATCGTATTTATCCCACATCGTCCCAATAATGCGTCGCATATTTACATTCGTAAAATTAAAAGTGGTGAATGTTGAGTTCATGGTTCCAAAAGCATTCGTTGCCCCTGCCGACAAGATTTGCGTTGTTAATGTGAAGTTTGCTAATTCATTTTGATACAAATAATTGAATGGGTTTTTATAAATCTTATCTTTTTGGAATGGCGCAAATGTCAAGAAAAATACTCCCTGTGACAAAGTTGGAACTGCGGCATCATCACGAAGAATTGATATAGTAAGCGATACTTTTGCGTTATCTGGTTTTATCATCACAAACTCTTGCGTATTAGCATTTTTGCCACCGACACTAAAGGAGTCATTCTGTTGGACTGTTTGACTGTAAATATCAACTGCCGTATTAAATCCTGCTTCTTTGCCTTGATACGACGCTTGTATTAGATTTATTCCATTTACAAATATCGTGTCAATATTTGCAGTTGCTCCTGTTCCCAGATTTACAAACCCAAAATATACTTTGAACGCCTCATATTTTTGAAACATCGTTTCGCCTAAAACCAGTCGCAAATCTACAAAAAATGTGTATTCCGTGTTGGTAGAGTTTCGTATTCCGATTTGTGATATTGTGGTTCCTACATTTGCTCCATAGAGCCATAATTTCGCTACTTCTTGATTCATATTATAATAACTGAATATTTTATTATAACATGATTACTCTACTTGTTGTCTTTAAGTAGTTTGAATTAGAATATTGATGAGGTGAATACACCCGCTCAATACCTCGCATAGCACACGCCATTTTCGTACACTAGCACCTGGTCATAACATGCGAACGCTGTCTGGAGAACAGTAATGGCACCAGCACTGTAATAGTTGATGATGCTGAAGATATCAGATGTGTTGGTATTGGTTCCCGCAAATATGGAAGTCTTATCTGCATTCTGGTATATCTCCATGTCAATGCCAATCAAGAAAGAACCTGAATCCTCAGTGGACGCCTCTACCAAACCAGCAACAGTGTTGGGAGCATTGAGTGTGAAAGCAGTGTTATCAATGGATGGTTGGAGATGCATGTCAGCAAGGGAGCCAAAGCATTTAATAGCCTCATTGTAGATTTCAGGGAAAGATGAGGGTTGAGTAGAAGGCAAAACTTCACTACCAACTCTGAACTGGTATCCGATGGAGTTGGAACTTCCTACACCGAAAGCACAATGGGACGAAGGGTATTGTGCTGCCAAACCAGCAGTAGTTCTTGAAGCAACAAAGATGTTCTTAAGGGAACTGAACTTAGCAGGGATGGGGAACGATACCTGTGTAGCAGTGGCGGCAGGAACAGCAGCAGAGTTAGTATATGAGCGGTAAGAGGGGAGAACCATTTGCATCGGACTGGAAGAACCAGATTTGATAGCAGAAACAGCACTATCAGGGAGCTCTAAGAACTCACCACAATAGTTGATGCCTGAGGCAGTGAAGTTAAGACCAGCACCACCTTCAACCATCATGGCTCTGATGAGGGAAGATTGTAAAACTATCTCTACACGGAGGGGAGCTGCCGTCATCTCCCACAAAGGTAAGTATTTCTCACCTGCTAAAGAACCAACAAGGGAAACCAAGTTGATAGCAAAGGGGTATAATGTTCCTGGAGTGGCAGCAATTGGAAACTGAGCAGCAGTAAACGCTCTGCCTCTGTTTACCGAGCGGGTATTCAATAAAGCAGCAGCAGCAACACCAACTGCCGAAAACTCCTCATTGGTTCCAGTTGTTACTGAAAGGCGACCCTTAACCGCATCTTCGGGTGCTTGGTAGTCATACAGGATTTTCGCCAACTGACCATAGTTATCAATATCCTCTAACAAATTGGAACCATGAAACACACGGACTCTCTGGATGAACTGGTGCCATCCGCACGACTCTAAACATGAACTGGTTGGCGCAGTTGTGGAAATTAAACCGAAATTACCTCTCAAGTAAGACTCGGAGGGGATAAGGGCAGTATTATTTCTTGTGGGGATGTTGATGGTAATTGTGTCACCGGGGTTGTAAGTTCCCGTTCCACCCTGGGGTTGGATTTGGGTCAAATATCGACGAGCAGGGGCACTCTCGGTTTTTGATTGATAGCGTAAATTGGACGGAATCATTTATATATTCACAACAGACAAAAAAAGCATTTAGATTTGCTAAATGTTTTTCAAAAATGGCAACCTTGTCATTTCACATGGTTAAAGGGGGTGCCGAGGGGGTGTTGCCCCCTCGTTTATCGTTTCAAAACTCGTCTTTCAAGACCTCCAGAAACTTTTTTGGCAAGTGCTTCCTCAACTTGTTTCATCATCGGTCTTTCTAGAAGAGGGACTTTCGACCCAATTCTCATTTTTCCAAGGGGCATTTTAAAACCCATCATCTCTTTTCCTAAAGGTTTTTTGTATCCAATCATTTTTATATATATTCAAAACATTATTCGGTGAACTTCACACAATCTAATTGCAGCGTCATTTGATATTGAATCCCATTCATGTCAATAAGTCTTGACTCGTTGTCAAGGAGTCGTATTTGAATTTGGTCTAATTTATTGACATAAAGATTTGTTCTAAAGTTATTTGTATTCGTGTATGTAATAATACTAAATGGTGCAACATAAACTGGAATTATTGCTAAAATATTTTGGTTGTATGGTTGTGCTATATTCACATTGTATGTTGGAAAATTTATTTCTACATTGATAGCACGGATTTGATTGAGATTCACACAGTCCCTTCCATACAGAAGATTTGCTGCGCTAGTAGTATTCGTCGTTTTGCTAAATCCAATGATGTGATTAAATGTCGACGCATATATTATAAAGTTGCTACTTGCATGAGTAATCAAGATTTTGCTGGTTATACTGCTATACGTTATTGTATACGATGCGCCCATTGCTGCCTGGATTACCCCTATAAGTTGTGTTATTGTGTAATTGCCTGGTTGCACATAGTATGTAGTTGTGGGTCCAGCAACGAGTCCAAACACGAAAGCATTGTCAAAATCAGTGATAGAATAGAAACTGTAGGGGATGTTGGCATTTTGTAATGATAAGTAGATGTGATGGCCGTCCGGTATCTCGATAACCGGCAAGTAGTATATGCTGTTGGCAGTATTACCATCCACGGTTTCTGTTGCATAGCGTGAATTGAGAAATATTTGAATACTGTTAATATGGTCCATAAGTTATACTATATGCATATTTTCTTAATCGTCATGTTTTATTTCTAAATTATTTCCATTCTTGTATATCTTCTCTTCAAAACAATCTACATCCAAATGCTGATACGGTTTGTCAAATACATAATCATATATCTTCTTGGCGTCTGCATCATTCATCTTTAGTAATTCCTTGCTAATGGTATTCCATTCTTCTTTGTTGCGAACTCCACTGAAGATGCTAACCCATGTCAATTGCTTTCGCAGAATCTTTGGGAAATACAGGTATGATTGCACCGTGAACATGAAATGACAATTCAAGTGTCTTGCTTTGATTAGCATACCATTCAGTTTGGCAACTATATGCTTGTCTTTCAAATCGTTCGCAAAGTCATCTATGATTACAAGTGAATATTCTGGCATATCGTCTTCCTCTCGATTTTCCTTGATGCTTGTCAATTCATCTTTGATTTCATCCAGCGCACTTGCAGTCAGTTCATGCATTACCTTGTCATGTTTCTCAAATGGATGTTTCTCAACCGAAAGGAAACTACTCACCGGGCAGAAATACCAAATGTGATGAAACTTCTTTTTATATACCGTCTTCATCTGTCCCAGTAGATGACTTGTCTTGCCTGACCCACCACTTCCTATGTAGAGACTTATTCCTCCATTTCGTCGGGATACTCCCTCTACTATGTCAGGCACATAAGTATGCATTGTCTCTTTCACAGGTTTCGTCTTAGGTATATTGGCATTGACTTCTTCTTTAATCTCTAATATTGGCATTATGCTATATCAATAGAAATAGTTTGATATATTTGTTTAATTTAGGGAAAATGTCCCCACCTACTATATATCCATGAGTTCGCTAAATGAAGAGTTTATTGATGACATAGAATTGCTTACGAAACCTAAGCAAAAGAAACCACGGACAGAAGCACAGATTGCTGCTACCGAGCGCATGCGTGAATCACTATTAAAAAAAAATGCTCCAGTTGCTACTGAGAAAAAAATCATTCTTAAAGCAATCAAAGAGAAACTCAATGGTCCGCCAAAGAATGCACCTGTGGAAGAGGAGTCGGAGGAAGAGGCGCCTACGGCGCCCCCTGTAGTGGTTAAAAAACCAAAAAAGGAACCAGAACCCGAACCAGTAGTGGTTAAGAAACCAAAAAAGGAACCAAAAGTGATTTATGAATCTCCATCAGAGTCCGAAGAGGAAATTGTCATTGTGAAGAAGAAAAAGAAAAACAAGAAGAAGACAATCATCTATGAGGAATCCGAGTCAGAAGAGGAAGAGGCACCTAAACCAAAATCACGAGAAACCAAGACCCAGCAAAATAAATCTTCTGGATTCAAAGTTCATAACGAAGCACCAAAAGCACCTGCTCCCCTATATTATTTTGCATAGATACTTTATATGTCTTCTGTAATTTTTTGCGAGTGTGGGTCTATAGTCAACAAGACCTATTTGAAAAAACATGTTATGACTTCCCGTCATCGTCGCTGGGAAGACCAAAAGTTTGTAGATAGACTTGATAGAGAAATGGACGAATTAATTGTATTTCATAATAATATAAAAATGTCCGAAGTTGAAACAATTGATTTGAATTTAGAAAACAAAGAACCTAATGAAACTGTTCCTCTTCCTCCCACAATTGAAGAAAATAAAAAAATAAAAGTTTTTATTCACTGTGCTGAAACACGATTATTATTACAGTGTGCAAGCATCGGGTTTGGAATCGCATGCTTCGGCATGCTTCTTTGGATTGTTGCACGAAAATAATTTTGTCTTTGAGTTGAGTTTCAAAAACAAAACCGGAGAGGTTCTAAGTGATTGAGGCATTGATGTCATTAGAGAAATTTTACAAAATTGTTCTCTTCAAAAAATTGATGTTGCCCACTGAAAATGCACACAAAGAAAAAAATGAATACTGAATTTGTTGATATTATAGGTTATGAGGGATTGTATCAGATTAATAGGAATGGTGAAGTAATGAATATTTTAAGTAGAACTAATAGTAAAGCAGGAAAGATTTTAAAACTTTATACTCTCAAAACCGGATATGGCAAAATTTGTTTATGGAAAAATGGAAAATGCAAAAATTATTTAATTCATAGATTGCTTGGACTTCAATTTATTCCGAATCCTGAAAACAAACCAACAATAGACCACATTGATAGAAATCGACAAAATAATTCATTAGAAAATTTGCGCTGGGCAACATATGCAGAACAAAATGAAAATACATCAAAATCATATTTAATAAGAGAGACTTCAAAAAAACAAGTTAAAAAAATTTATAATAAAAAATATTGGTCTTGGACTTCAATTCAATTAGAATTTAGAAAAATTCTTTTAGATTGATTCATATAATTGTGTGTTTCAAAATTGCTTTGTGGCAAAAAAACACAAGACTATATTTAGTGCCGTGTAAATCTTTTGGATTCCAATGAGAATGTTTTGCACCGTCAAACAGGATTGGATGATATTTCGCACTTGCCCGTTCTCCCTCAATTATTAGGTCGCCGCCTTCATATTCCCCAAATGACACGATTACCAAATCTCCGACATTACTGCTGTCCTTATGCGGGTCGCATTGAATATTTCGATTCATATAAATTGTAGTAAATGGTTGACAAATCGAATGACATATCAATCTGCCAATGCGCATCAATTCATCATGTATTTCGGGATATTTTCTTGACATCAATGATTTATCATGAATCACATGTTTCGTAAAATGATATGACATCCCCCAACTGCACGCACGATGTTTTTCTGTAAAGTTTGCTCGACCGATGGTCTTACTTTGTTTTATTGGCAGTTTAATTTTTTCAAGCATCTCATACAATTTGCTAAACTCTTTTGAATCTACTGGATTCAGGTATGTGAATTTTGGTTCTGTCATTGTATATATTATACAGTAGGAAAAACTCCCTGCATTAGAACTCCACATTGTCCATGTCCCTGATTATAATTGCCTCGTGCCATTTTCATATATCCACTCTCGCCCCAGGAGGTATCCCATGTATTCTTCATTATCCAGTAGTCAGGTTCATATCCTACCAGCAAAACACCATGGTCAAGATTGGTCCCACAGGATGCCGTGAATATTCCTGACTTGTATAATTGAAACGCTTTTTCATCTGCTTCTATTGCCACGCTCACCGGTTGTTTGCTCAATGCATCCATCATTGCCGACTCACTATTCGGCGCCACACCAACAACTGAAATCACATCGCTTCCTGCTACATTAGTGCAAGTGTGCTGACACGGTCCATTTGTGTGTGTATCCCCCGATGTATATGGATATGCTTCTTCTGTGCAAAGACCATTGTTCTTTCCAATCCATTTCATGGCGCTTCCCATATCACCTCCAGAGCATCCCAGACTGGTGCCTCCATTTTTGATATAATCGCAATCCACCAACTGCTGTTCGCTGAAACCGACCAGTTTTCCCGTCTTGATGGCATAGGCGCCAACAAGGGCACCTGCCGTAGAAAATGCCCAACAGGACCCGCACTGTTTCTGGTTAAGAACCGGTCCCACAGCACCATGGTTTCGCCAATCAACTGAGGTCGGCAACGCACCTACTCGCAACGTCGGATTGGAAATTGTGGGAGAATCCATATATAATTTTTCGTTGTTTTCAAAATTCATAAGTTCTCTAAACTCTTCTGAGTCCATCCCAGAGAATTGATTGTGTCCCAATGTATATGACAGATTGCGGAAATTCGTTTCCTTGATGACACGGTCATTGTCCTGCCACCGTTCAAATACATGAAAGTAGTGTTCGTCAGATTCGATTTTGATGCTATGATTTCTCATCCATTCTTGGAAGCGTTCCATGCTGGCGCCACACATCCAGAATGAAGACAGAATAAATATAATTGCAAAAAGAGTCATTATATTTATTTATGATACATTAAATTTTTTCATGAATGCCTGATGGTTTGCCTCCAGCGATGTAGAGTCGCCCCACAGAAGAAACCTCGCCAATGCACCTGCGCTATATGGGTCTGTCCAATCTTCATTGACTTTGTGCCTTGCTATGTAGGCGCTTCTTTTTTCCTTGTCGCCATGGTCGATGTAGGTGCGCCCTGCGGTCGCCCCGAAATGAACTGTCTTTCCATTACTAAATGTCACCATGAATCGCTTCCCTTTCCTGGTTGACTTCTTTATTTGCATCTATACATTGTAAGGACATTTTAAAGGCGTCTGCTTTCTTTTGAATAGCATCCAAGTTCTTTTGTATCCGTTCCTGCTTCAATTGCACTTTGGATTTTTTCTGCTTAGGCACCTTGGGTTTTTTCTCCTTGGGCACCTTGGGCACCTTGGGTTTTTTCTCCTTAGGCGGGGCAGGCGGGGCAGGCGGGTCAGGCGGGGGCGTTTCTATAATAGGTGGCGGGAGTGATTGCTGTGATAGTCTATACGATTTCTTAGTAGTGAGCACAACTCCCTGCCTAAGTTGATGTAGCATAATTGTCAATGGATGCATCTTATACTTATAAGAGAGTTGTTTAATTACGCTAAAGGAGGATTCCTATAAAATGACACAATTCCATTTTGTTCCTTTATTCCTTTTTGTTCCCTGTTTTTCAAAGGTTGTCTAAAAAAGTCAATTCCTGAGAGGGGTTTGAAAAACAGGGAACAAAAAGGAACAAAGGAACAATTCATTCTTCAATGATATTCTTTCATTCTTCTTCATCATCAGTGGAAATTTCAACTTCAACTTGTTAAATGTAATCATCATCATCTGTTTTCCTAACTGTTGTGAAGTAGTCAATTATTTCTTCTGCAAATCGTGGGACAACAACATCATCAAAATGCTCGCCAAATGATGCAGCAATTGTCATGTATCGTTTTTCAACTTCATAGGAGAAGTCCCACATTGGGTTTTGTTCTTTCCATGCGGTTTTATTTTTTATATTATTTCCCATGCGTCTTCCCATTCTTCTAATTATTTTTTGAAAAAAGAACTCAGTTGCCTTTGTTCCTTCCAATTCAATCCATTTTCCATTTTCTCTATAATATATTTTGAATCTGGCACCAAATTGACGATTTGATATTCTAATGGGTAATTTATTGCGTGGCAATTCCTCAATGTATTTTACAACCACTTCCTTCCACGCCGATATTCCACTGTCAATCAAATTTTCATAATCCAACAAAGTGAAATAATCACCAATCAATTCAACCCAGTCAATGCAACTATTCGGCGCTTCATTGCACTCCTCATTCAAATAGTCAATTATCAGTTTTTTATGATGCACCGTCATAGGTGCAGCAACAATCACCTTATTCTGCTCGGTGCGTTTATATTCCTCGATGATTACATCACGGCACACCTTTCTGTGCTTAGACAAACTGCTGGCGTGCGCATATTCACTTCCACAAATACAAAGATGCTTCTTCTGGTCCATTTTATATTATTGCTAAAGATATTTCTTTCGTGTTCTTTTCTCCTAAATAAACAAATAATCATGATTATTTCATCGATTTTCATCAATTGGGTGTTCAGGGTGTTGGGGTGTTATTGATGATTTGAAAAAGTAACTTTGAAATTTCATTTTGGATGCAACTTAGCATTTTTAGCATTATTTGCCACATGGACTAACAATGCTAAAAATGCTAAAAATGCTAAGTTGCATCCAAAATGCGTTTTATAAAACAGCATTCCAAAACATCAGAAACGCCCAAACGCCTTGAACGCCCAATCGATGTGTTTTGATGAACCTTAGGAATAATAAAAAAAATCAAATTTTCTTATTATTGTTTCTTTTGCAATGCTTTGATGTGCCTTGAATTTTTGATGTGTCTTGCATAATTTGCCTTTGAGACAATCATACCGCATTCGCATACAATATCAGTGTTTGACATTGCCACAGGTTGTCTTGGTGCGGGCGGATTTTCAATTGCATCCATTAGTTTATAATGTTTTGGAGATACTTTGTGTCTTGCTAAATGGCACTTCATGACTTGGCATCCACACTCACAGTCAATAGGTTTGTCTTTGTCAATTTGATAGGTGAATTTCTTCGAATACTTTTCAAGCGCATCATATGCTTTTTGACGCTGTTCGCCCTTCCATTTGCAATTAGCACCTTTGTCTAATTCTGACTTTACTTCCAACCATTTCTTATAAATATATTCATACTGTTTTGCTATATGAACCACATGCACACGCTCATTCTCATCAGTGTATGAAATCAAAATTTTATCGGAGTTTTCCATTTTATAAAATGACAATAGATAATTTTTTATGTCATTTTTCCTAAAGTTCTTTTGTTGAATCAATTTTCTTGGAACATCCATGGATGAAACACGAGGATTAACCATGTGTCGCCTTGCATGCTTACGTCTTCTGTAGTTATTTGAATGCCGTTGACATCGTTTCTAAGAGTTTTGCAGTCGGCAATCCACTGAGTGGGATTGCATGAAAGTTCTTTGCCACCAGGTTCAGTGGTGGGCGGGACATATTGAAATCCCAATCTGCCTTTCTTATAAGCATCCTTGATTTTCTTATTGGATTCGAGTTTTTTCATACCAATGATTTGCACATTGCGAAGATAGTCGAATACCTTTTTGCCGCTCTTCTTGGCGTAGAATTCTTTTTTGTATGCGAGAATCTTGTCACGATTCTCATTATAGAACTTCATATGAGATGGAATCTTAGGTTCGGTCATTGTATATATTTAGAGAGGATAATATTTCTAAATACATTTGCCTAAATGATTTATTATATGAGACCAAGAAAATTGATTCCTTTCCTGAAACCATTGTGAGAAGACAAAAACATAAAAATAATAATAGTTAGAAACAATGTCAGACAACGCTAATGCTAAGAAACTTGCAATCGCAATCGGATTATTAAAGGAGAAGAAATGTGAATGTGGAATTGCCCACCCTGTGGAATGTATGCCGAAAATGGGTATGCCTATTGTTGAGATTGATGGTGTAAAAAATCTTAGCTCCTATATAGAATTTAACACGAAGAAAAGCGGTCTTGTTTTTGCAATAAATGCAGACTTCAAATATGATGCCGATGATTCAGACAACCCGACAATGTATATGAAAACAAAATACAACGAAAAAGGAATAAACAAAGACGACATCTTAGCATTCAGTTGTGAGTTATTGGATGAATTACCACAACTCAGATTGGGACTTAATGGAAGGCTACTTATTCGTGATACCAGATATGTATCTTTAAGAGCTGCATTTGAAGATGTGTTTACCGCTATTGAATGCGACACTGTGAAAGTTGATAAAACTGGTGTATGCTGTGTGTGCTATGAAAAAACCGATACAAAGACCCCGTGCAAACATTCGCTCTGTAATCGGTGCTGGTCTAAGATTGAGATAAGTGGAGAAGACCACAATGAGTGCTCATGTCCTATGTGCCGAAAAGATATATATTATGTGTAATTATTCCTTGTAAATGATTTATTCCTTGTCATTGATTTTGACATAGACTTTTGCCTGGTCGATGGATGACCCCATGTCTTGCATTTCCTTGCTCATCTTTTGTGTTTCCTCCATGAGGTCTTTGTATTTGGTTGTGAGATAAAAGTGGCGCAATGAATTGACGGACTTCTTACCGCCGAATATTCCGTTGAGGCGCTGGTTAAGCGACACATTGGTTAAGGGTTCAAGGTTTGAATTGAACAAAATATTATCAACTTCTTTGGGAATAAGTGCAATCCATTTCTGTAGAATCTTTTTGAGCGCCAATGGTAAATCCAGTTCTTGTCGTCCTTTGAGTTCTTTGCCCATTTTCTGTGCAGTCTTGTATTGATTGAAGACGAGTTTGTTGCGCTTGAAATCCACATAGTTGTCTTTCTCTGGGTCATAATTCTGATAAAGCATTGCGCAGTAGTCAAGAGCACGACGAGGAACAATGAATCCATTATACAAACAAAGGATAATGTAATTCTGAATGTCCATGAGGTCGGGGACACGGTGTGTTTTTTTCTTGAATAACAAGTCGGCATTACGCTTGAGGTCGGCAGCAATACTGTCAATCTCTTCTTGTGAGATTGATGACTGTTCGAGTTTGGTTGTCATCTCTTCTTTCTTGACCGTGTCGGAATAAGACTTGATATCGGTCATCATGGTTTCTTTAAAGACCTTTTCGTCGGGGGCAACACAGAGCAAGGCAGCAAGATATGTCTTGCGGACATTGTATGGTTTTGTGACGAGGAACTCCATGACCTCTTTTGATTTCTTAAAGTTGCCCACATCGGGTTTATCCGTGGCGCCGAAGGCGCCCTTATACACAGACCGTAAGAGACTGTTGTAAGTCTTAAGAGACCCAGCGCTAATATTTGGTTTAGATTTCTTGATATCATCTGCAAAGTTCATTGTATATATTCTACGCAGACTTTTTTCTAAATCATTTAACTTCAGCGTTTAATTTATTTTCAGTTGTCGGGGGCAAAACAATATATTATGAAATGATATAAAGAGCGAAGGATGGCATTTACTTACAAACAAAAGTTTAACAAGAAGTATGGATTTGAACCAACTGAACCGCATTCACTGACTGACATTTCAAAAATCACTGGGTATAAGAAGAGTGGGTTGGAAACCATCTTTGACAAAGGTGTGGGTGCATTTAAAACCAACCCACAGTCAGTGCGAAAGGGAATCCGTTCTCCCGAGCAATGGGCGCAGGCGAGGGTCTACAGTGCCGTCATGGGTGGTGCTGCTGCAAAGATTGACAAAAAACATTTGATTCGATAGAAACCGCAGCATAAGTGGTGCGGGGGCGAAATTAAACAAAAAATAAAGGGTTAAAGTAAGAAAAACATGATTAAACTGCTTCTGCAAAGAAGTTAAAAATTTTTAACTTCTCCTTTAACTCATTTTATTAATGTTTTTCTTCGTTTAATCCTTTATTTCATTTAATTTAAGGTTAAACTTAAATTAAATGCACCAGTCACAGCATGGAAAGCAATACCACATAGTTTGTTAAAAACCCCAACCCATACTTGGTAAGGATTGTTTGCAAGACAAACAAAGAGTCCATTGTTATAATTGCCTTAACTATGTCACTGACTTTCATCCTGTCAAGAAATTTATTAAGCAACCATTCTTGTGCGTTATCAATAAACCAATCCTTAATATACCGAATCATTCAAAGAAACTTTCGTTTAAACCAATCGCCAATACTGTATGCAAATAACTTCCACGCAGCATGCTTGATGATGTG